CGTCATCTGTTCGACAAAACGCTGCACCGGAATTGCGACGTCGCTCACTCCTTCATCCTTCAGCGACTGGAAGAATATCTTGGCGGTTTCGGCGTCACGGGGAATGATCTTGCTGGCCTTGGCAAGTTCTGCCATGGTATCGAGTGCCTGAGCGTTGCTGTGTGCCTGGAGAGCATTGTCTGACTGCTTGGCAAAGGTACTATCACCGGTCACCATACCAGCCAGAATCGAACGAGCGGCCACCGACGGCGACGGCACTGTTTCACCTTTGACCGCCATGGTCTTCATATCGCTGTAGGCCATACCCATAGCCTTGATTCTATCCTCATTGGTTGCCTGCGGATCAGTGAGCGCCGAGACGATGAACTGCGCCTGCTTCTTGTCGCTGTAGGCGGCATGTGAAGCAGCAGGACCACCGAGAACAGCACCGCCAAACATCCCCGGCAGCATATTTTCAACGAAGGTTTTGCCGTACCCTTTGGCCGACGTGCTTTCTCCTGTTGCAAGGTTGGTAACACCTTCCTGAGAAACCCCCTGGACACCTTCAGTCAGTCCTTCAAATGCTATACCTTTGCCAACATTCTTTGCTGTTTGCTTGACGGCGCTTCCTGCTGCTGTGGTTACGTAATTAGAAACGAGACGATCAGCCAGTTCTTTTTGAATAGCTTTCTTGAAAAGAGACTTCCCGGCAAAGAATCTGCCGCCGATCAGATCCGCAGCACCATCCAGCACCTCAATGGAACCGGTAGCAATGCCTGCCAGTTTTGCCTTGTACTCGTCACCGGTTTTCTTCAACACCTCGTCATAGGTATCAGAGCCCTGTGCTCCGAATGCCAGTGCAGTACCGGCCACTACCAGAGGAATGCCAACAACAGGGTTACCCATAGCAGTAGCAATGCCACCGGCAAGCGTGACGCCCTGAGTCGGGGCATTCTCAATGAAGCGGGTAGCGGCGAACAGCAGAGGGGACCGGCCAATTGACGAGCGTTCGCCGTACTGCATATCAGGTCGCTGCAGTTCTGTTATTGCAGGGGATTGCTTCTCCTGTGCTGCTGTAGCTCTGTCCTGCCAATCCTGCTTAGTCTGAGCATATATGTCTGCCTGGTCTCCGCCAGGTGTGGAGGATTGAGTCAGTTTGTCAGCAAATAACGACGTGCCTTGCAGTCCCTTGGTGAAGGCAGGAACGGAACGTTTGAATGCAAGTCCCAATTCATTGAAACCATCCTTGGTATCCTTCCAACCATTACGCGCAGAGTTGATCAGGTTTTCAAACTGGGTAGCGCCGTGGAGATCATCAGAAAGAAGTGTCGCGTAATCCTGATTTGACGCGGCAAACTTGGCGGTTTTTGGCGCACGATCTTTGAGGGAGAGGAAGTCCTGCTGCTGCAATACCTGTTGTGCTTGTTTCCCGTCGTCGTGGCGGATAAATGACGTGGGAATGTTCATGCGACGTGCTACCTTGATCATGGAAGCGGTCGAGTCAGGGTTGCGGCCAGCTGCCAGGCGAGAAGACGCAGAAAGAGCGGTTGTCTCTTCGTCGGTGAACTCGTCAAACATCAGCGGCCCCCTTTATGGATCAGCAGGCGACGTGGATCTTTGCCGGCAGCATTCATACCGTTCCAGATAGCCCATGCTTTTCCAGGTGTCGTCTGGTATTGAATGGCAAGCATTTCTGCCTGCTGCCTGTACTTCGCCGGGATAGCAACATCTGTTTTATCATTGACGTTATAAATCGAAGTCTTGCTATTGCTGGTCCACCCGGCCTCTTCCACCGTAGCAGTTCTCATTTTAACGAGAGCAGCCTTCACCGCATCTGGAGTCACCTCTACCGTAGACCCGAACAACGGCGTCAGCACATTATAAATGGTACCGAGTACTTTCTTTTTTGCTGCTACCCGTAACGGGCCTTCCTTTACCCCTTGCACAAGGGCGTCAGCTTCGGAATCGATAGATTGCGCTACTTGCCCTTTGGCCTCCAGAGCACCACGAACGTTGCCCCCCTCCTGAACTTTTTTGAGTATATCCATACCCAGCTTGGCATCCATTTGCCCGGACTGGATCAGTGACACCAGATTAGTCTGATCAACTGATTCGGGATTTAATAGCGCCTGGATCATCAGCGCTGAAGCGTCATTTTTTGCCGCCTTCTTGGCATCTGCCTGCTCCTGTCGCAGTATACGTTCTGAATTAAACTGGGCTTCCAGACGGTTGTATGCCGAGGTATTGTATGTTTTTAGATCCTTACGGATGTCGGCATCCACTTGATCAAAGGTCAATACCGCTCGCTTGGCTGTAGATACGTTGGACATGTAATCGTTGAACTTATCCATGGCGAGGCCGGAGTTATACTGTGCCGCGTCAGTCGTAATCGCCCCCGCCTTTTTAGGATCGAGTGAAGCGATACCTGCATACGTCACATTTCCAGCCAGTGGTTTAATATATGTTTTGTCGGTCAGCGCCGGGAGAATCGACTCTTTAAAAAGCACATCATATTTTTCCCCCACGATAACATTGACGCGCTGTCTGCCGAGATCAGCCAGTTTTGACGTATGTTCTTCAGTGAGCGAACCTTTGTATTTTTCTATAACTGACGGGGCCTTAGTCGGATCGCGCAGAATGGCATCCGTCGCACGCTGATAATTGACGACCTGAGTTCTGTTGAACTGTTCTTCCTCTAGTTTTTTACCGCTCCATTTCTCGGCAAGAGTTGCCATGACCTGAGCCTCTGCAACCTTTTCAGTCCCTTCGGGCGCCTTGGCCCATGTCAATTGTTGCAGATTCAGCTTGGCCGTAAACTGCTCCTCCTGCCATTTGTCAATCTCACCTATAAAATGGCCCATGGTGTTTTTCTTGAGAGCAATCCGATACTTTTCAGCAGTCAGCTTGTACTGGTCCTGCTGTTCAGGAGTCATGTCTTTGGTGATCTCTGCCAGGCGTGTTTTAAACTCAGTCTCCCAACGATCAACAATATTAGGCTCACCCTGCTTCGGTTTGCCGTCTGCAGCATAATCCTTTTGTACACCGATGCCTTTGACCGCTGAAGCCGCAAGCAATAAATCGTTGTAGTGCTCAATGGTCTTCGCTTCGGCTCCATCGAGAATCGCCTTGTCTTGTTTGGCCTTCTCTACTTGCGCCCAGCGATTTTCTATAGCGGCCGCGTTCAACAAACTGTTACCGGCCTTCTCCAATCCCTGCCCGAGACCCGCGCCATATGCTTCAGCCCCAAGTGCCGTAGCATGCGGAATCGCTACCGGATTAAGACCCACTGTCTGCTGTTCATATCTGGGTACTGTTGGCATGAGATATCCTTATTTTTTAAACCCGTAGTAGGCACTAGCCCCGCTCTGTAGCAGCTGCCCGCCTGCACTCGTGTACGCCCCGGTCCGCTGCTGTTTGCCCTGCTGCTCGCCAAGATCCGCCTGAGCACGTAAACCTGACGCCTGGTTCATGGCGTTGTAGCGTATCCGCATCGAGTCCAGTTCACCCATACCGGCCGATTCGGTCAGCAACTGCAAGTTGGTACCGCTGTCAGCGTCACCGCCGCCTGCACCCATGGCCGCATGTTGACGCGCAATCAGTCGACGCGTTTCCTGCCGCTTGTCAGCCGCTTCGATTGATCCACGCTGTTCGGCATCATGGGCCGCCCGACGCTGCATTTCGGCGTTGTAATCGGCTACGTCTTTAGCATTCTCGCCGGCCTGTACGGTGGAATAGGCAGTAATTGCCGCGCCAGCCATAGCCGCCACTGCTGCTATTGTTGCGGCACTTGCTCCAAACATGGGACCTCCTTGCCTTCCAGCTGTAAGAACTGGATATAATCTTCATAGGTGGAACAGGTCAGGACGTCCTCGACCTGATCAGGGTCCGTACAATCAGTTGCGATTATGTTCATACCAACCGTATCTTCATGGGCAAATCCCATGCGCTTTGTGCCTGGAGGAGATACACCGAAGTAGGGAGCCCGTACCCTGATTGTTTCCTCGCCAACCCAGAGCGTCATCTCACCCGAAAACAGAATGATGATATGCTCGTGCTTGTGGATTCGGCCGGTCAGCAGGGTATCTTTCGGAATGAACAACTCACGGCAGTACATGCCGCGTGCGAAGTGGTGCACAGGGATTAACGGCACTTGCGGCAGCTTGAGCAACTCTTGCTCAACAGCAAGGATTCTTTCATCAACAACAACCGTGCTGATATCCATCACGCCTCCCGGTAAAACTTCATAAACGGCAGAGCAAAACGCCCGACCGGCTCCGGCGCCTGGAACGAAAAACCGAGCCACGACAGCCAACAGATCGCCCGCACGTTGCGCACATCAACGTAGTTCTCCAGCCGCCCGAAGCAACTCTGCATCGTCTCGACCTGGGCTTTACAGCGGCGCAGAAAAGTTATCTCATGCAGGTCAAGCAGATCAGTACCAACCATCCACGGTCTGCCATAGCCGTCATCGATCTTGACCACGCCGAACATGCAGACCGGAGTGCCATTGATCTTGCCGGTCCAGGCCAGCCGCGACATATGGAAGGATTGTGTCAATACCTGTTCCGGAGTCTGTTCTGACAAGGCCACGAGCTCGTCACAATCAGCGGCACGCAGCCGGGAGATGATCAGCGGGATATGGTCCAGCTCTGCCGTTACTATCTGCGCGTGAATACTCATGAGCCGCCCACCGAGACTTCGGGGATAACGGCCAGAATGGTCAGCGGCAGTGGTTTTGATTGCCGGATAAAGAGCCGCCCGTTTTTGTTCCATGTTGCCTGAATACGCAGATCGATATTTCCGGAAGCAAGACGGGTGCTTTCGTCGTAACTTTCAGTGCTGCGCTGCTTGTATTCGGTCAGGTGATCAGCATCAGGGCCGACCCAGATGTTGGCTGCCTCCTCGACGATCAAAGAAACGTGGTTGATGATCTTCTGCTTGTCGCGCAAGTTCTGCCCGGCGGCAGTAATATCGAGCGTCTCAAAATCTGCTTCGATAGGAAGGCCGATATGGACCACGGCAGCGGGATATTCGAGAGTGACTGCGCCACCGGTCACCACCTGCTGCGGCAGTTCGTTGCCATCAGCCAGGATGCAGACACTTTTGCCTTCCAGATGCCCGAGCCCTGACATGGTATTTCTGGCAAACTCCCAATCAGTACGGGCACTGTTGCGGTAAGCGGCAGGTATCAACCGGTTTAAGATTGCCGTGACGTGCGTCGTATCGGTAACGGTGCTGATCGTGGCGCGGTAGACGATATTGTTGGCTTCGTCCCGGAAATGGAGCTGATCGCCGACATCACCGGCAGAGAAACCTGCAACCCCGTTGATGCCTTTCACTGATGATGCCGTGATAGTGACTGTCTCGGTGTGGTCCCAGGTCGTGCCGCCCGAAATGGTCAGAGTGGTCAGGACAAGCGAACCGTCAGAATAGGGTACGGTGTTGCGGCCATCGTAGGTCAGACCGGAGTCCATGAAATAGGCATCCCTGATGGTCGCGAAATAGCGGGTATGCATCCGCTCGATAAAGCGCTTGCTGCCCCGCTTGACGACGCAATACAGCACATCTTCGTCACCTTCGGAAATGCAGGCCACTGATTCAAAGAGCCCGTCGGTATCATGACGATGCCAGGCAATAACATCCTGCTCCGGCATGTAGGTCAACCCGAGTAATGCGCCATCATCACGCACCACCCATGCTGTGGAGAAAGGCACCGTCTGGAACGCCCAATCAATCAGCTGATAACGATAAAAGAGATGCGAAGACATGACGGTCAGATCCTGCCCGATAAACGCGTCATCGCTGAAGGAATAGCCGAGCGTGCGGACCTGAGAACCTTTTTCCTGAATGTAGAGGGCATGACTACCAACGATCAGCGGTGCAACGTGAGAAGATCCGCTTGCCCCTTGCCGCTTGGTTGAGAGTTTGCCGGGAGCGATAACACCATGAACGGCCCATCAGAGGTCAGCAGGATCAGTTCCGCCAGCTCGACGAAATGCCGGATCTGGTTTGCCTTGCGGCTGTTGAGTGAGTAGGTGATAGCATCATCGTCAAGCAGCGGGATACTGGTTGCGAAAGAGGTAAAGCCGCCGACCTGTGACATCCATAACGTTTGTGGTTGCCCATACGAACCGGCGAAGCATTGCCGCTGGTTGAAGTATGCCGCCGTGCCGGGATACTGTTCTGTGCCGCCCCATGCCCCAAAGGCCCATTTATATGTCGGCCGTGCCGTGCTGTTCTTGGTGCAGACACCGCCGCCAGTCCACGGCGTATTATCGTAATTTGGGACGCTGAAAGTGTTTAAATCAATGACTGCAATGGTAAACGTGGCATTCAGCCCGACAGTGCCGGTAACTCCTGAAGGGGTGACGGTATTCCCTGAAGTGTAGCCATGATTGGTTACGGTGATAACTGCATCAGTTGCCGGAGTGCCTGGGCCACCCTCACCATCGGGAATGCCTGGATCGCCGGGAACGATATGGGTAATCGTTTTGGTAAAACTCCCTGTCATAATCTGGTCCGGCAGTCGCTTCATGACCTTGCCGACAACAACTTTGGCCGTCATGAAGTGGTCAATCCGCAGCACGCCAAACCCTGAATGGAGATACTGCCACGCAACTCCAGGATCGCCATCGTAACCGATGCCTTCTTCATGATCAGGGCGAACCGTGCCGGTTGTGCCTACCTCGGACACCTGATAATAATGCTGTCCTGCGCGCCTGATATCGTTGGCGACCATAACCTTCTGCACTTCCCACTTTTTAGTCAGTGCGTCGGGTGACTGTTCCAGATAGAGCAGCTGCCCTTCCATCTCGGCGGTAAAGATATCCGCTGTTGAGGTTATCGTGACGGAATCCCCGGTGACCGCACTGGCATACACGGTCTTGGTCGTATCGACGTTGATATCCTTGAACGGCCCGAGCACGTTGACGAATGGAGCAAACGTCCAGACATGATGGTCAGTACGGGAGAGCTGCATAATCGGATAGTCCGGATGACAGATGGTCATGACATCAGCAGATTGCACCGTTTTAAGCAGGGCCAGATCGACATCGTGGTAAATGGTGGAGGTTTCAAACACCACGCCCAAACCAGTCACCACCTGACCGCCATCCTTGATCACCCGCATATACTGGTCACCAAATTCAAGAACGTACGCCTGTTCAGTATTGAACTCGAACGGGATCAGCCGCACCACCTTGGTTGAGTCCTTCACTTCGCAGATATACTTCGTTCCTGGTCGATTGGAAACGCCACCGAAGGGACGCACGATGAAGTTCCGGCAGGTCTTCAGACCGGTGTAGTATCGGGCAAAGTCAATGCGACCATAGAGAGACGGTGCCAGTTCTCCGGAGGTGAACGCTGCCTGTACGATACCGGTACCCATTACTGCCTCACGGCCATCAGTTCAGAAACGTAGAGATCTTGTGGCTGATCTTCATTCAGATGACGAGCTGCTGCTTGTGCCAGCGTCGCGACGTATGCCTGACTTGCCGACTGTGCCATATTCGGTTGCGCGGAGAGTGGTGCTGCCAGATCAATCGCCAGCGCCCAGGAGAGCGCATCGATGAACATCTGGGAGAACAGTAAGGTGTTGGTAATCCGTGCGGTATAGATGAGGGATGCCGGGTAGGTGTTGGCACAGAGAGCAAGCCCGCCGTTCGCTTCGTCTTCGGCAATGGTGAATGGTTGACCTGTGCTGTCTTCGGTTGCGCCGGTTTCAAGTACTTTGCGGGCAAACAGGCAGTCATTCGGGTAACGATAGCGGAACAACCAGCCAGCGGGAGGCGTGCCGATATCCTGCAGTTCTACGGTACGCTTGGCAAAATTCCACGGCATCGCCTGCAGTACCCTATCCCGTGCCGCTTCGTAATAGACCCGACAAACCCGCGCTTCGTTGCTCTGCTCTGTTTCAAGGTTGGCAATGAATTGCGATATACCTATTTTACCGAGCGCTTGATTACAGATCGATACCGTATCCATGACTGCCCCTTATGGCCTGCGTTGACATCTCAATAAGCGGCACGAGTAAACAGCCCGTGCCGCTCGATCAGACGTCAGACGTATTGTTTATCCGGTGCTGTTGACGCAGCAGGAGCGGCTTTTGCTTTGGCCGCGTTGAGTGCTGCAATCAGTTCATCTTTGATGTCGTTTACGGCATACTTGACACCGGCTGCTTCAAGTTGCGCCTGCAGCTCTTTTTTGGTTGGCCCTTCGTGGGCGGGAGGTGATGACACCACAACAGGAGCGGTCGTCTCTGCGCATTCAAGAGTCGTGTCAGGCTCTCCCAAATATTCAAACACTGCCCCCGCCTTCCTCAGTGAACCATCAACAAAACACGTTTTCAGTGCTCGTACTTTCATGGCTCACCCCTTATATCGCGTTCGGGTATGCTTTCCATCCGGTTGGACCAGCCGTCAAGAAGGCATTGATCTTGCCTGCCGTGACTTCGGTAGTGGCGACAACAGAGAGGATGCCGAGATAGCGCTCATACGTACCAAGCGGCAGCGCAGCGCACATGATAACTCCACCGGCATTGAGCACAGCAGCATTGACTGCGGCATCATCGGTGACAAGCGCCGAGGTGGTCAGATGGACAGTAGCGGACCCATCTGTTGCGATAGCGGCCTGAGCATCAGACGCCACTTTGATGGTAATTGTCCCGGCGCTGCCGCCTGTAATCACTTCAGTGTCGGTGGTGATTACAACATAGACCGGTTGACCATTACCGAGGTCGAGGCCAATGGCTTCAAGATCTACAACGTCACCGACCAGAGCAGTTCCTGCTGTTGCGGCGACAGATGTTGCGTCACAAAATTCATAGTAATTGTCTACAAACATAAGCGTTCTCCTTTTTGGGTGAGTCCCCGACATAGTGCCGGGAACTGTTATTGGTTAATTACGATACAACGGCTTCAGTGTTGAGCATGGCATCGCAACGACGGACAGGGATGCCGTCGAAGTTGAGCACGCGCTTACCGGCCACGGTGTCAACGGAAAGAGTGGAGTTAGCAACACGGTCGTTCAACTGCTCACGGAGGTAACCACGTACGGCTTTCGGCATATAGAAGGCCGGTTTGCACAGTCCGAAGTTCGGGATCTGCTCAGTTGCCCGTGTCATCATCTTGATCAGATCAGCAAACCCTGAAGTCCCGGCAAGAATACGGGCCGTATCGATGTTGCAGATACGAACGACATACTGCCAGTCGCGAACGGTCAAGCCGCAGTCCCATTTGTAATGGGTACGGTAACCCTGGTACATGCCCCCGGCTGCATCGATGATGGTCTGCTCGCCCAGGTCTTTCTGCTGGAGACCAGCGGCCGAACCTTTGGGGTAAATAAAGTGAGCGGTGTTTTCGCCCCATCCGACGAGCAGGATGGATGACTGAACATTGGAAGAAGGGGAGGCATCAGCCTTGATAATGTTTTCTCCGTTTTCTGCTGAAGAGAGATTAAAACGCGGCATAAACCCGGTAAACGCTTCAGGTGTTGAACCCTCATTGCCATAGATGGCCGTAGAGGCAAAGCTTTTGTTAAGACCCTGGATAAAAGCACGCTCTTCCGACAAACGCCACGCAGCAGAATTGCCATTCAGATCTGCAAGAGACTTGTCGATCTGTGCATAACTTTCGAGCATGCCGCAGTTGTCAGTAATCTGTACGGTGGTAGACTTCTCAGGCTGGACGCCGTAGTTCAGCTTACGCCATGTACCTTCAGGGATGCCGGAACGAACAGTCGTGCGATGGCCGGTATGAAGATTGCCCTCTACCCATACTGCATCTTGAAGCAGGCCTTCATTGTCCTGCATCAACATTTCGACGATATCGTCAATATTGCCGCCCGGGTTGGTCCGCTTCATTACATCAAGAATAGTGGGTTGTGTTACAGCAAGTGTGGTCATGATTTAATTCTCCTTTTAGGTTTAGTTCAGCATTGATGGAAACATCAATTTAGCTCTGTTTTCTGTGCTTGCCGGTGCCTGGTCCGGCCTGATCGTCGTGTCTTCCCGCATTGACTGCGAGAGACGGTAAAACAGCCTGGTTACTTCCGGATGCCCGTCGATACGATACTGAGTCAGGAAGGCGT